CATCTTGACGGAAGTGCCACTTTGAACGGTTCTTTTCGTAATAAAACGTCTAATTTTAAAATTTCCATAGGTAATTATAAATATTTTAATTCATCCATTATATCGTTAGGTATGTCAATCATTACATCACATATATCAAAATATGTCCTGTATAAAAATGTTCCTTCTATCAAGTCGGGAGAGCATCCTACAATCTTTTTTGCTTCCTGTTTTTTCAGCAGTCTTAGTTTCCCGTTTTCCCTTTCCACGTCACGTCTTATTGCTCTTCTCTGGTCCATCAGTGCTTCCCGTATTGTTTTGTTCACATACGGTTTGTCAAGAAGTTCCGGGTTTATACTGAATCCGCAATATCCTAGGTTTGTTCCTTTTATACGTGTTACCATTTCATCGGCAAGCTGTGCCCTTAGATCGAAATAGAATCTTACAGGTTGATCATCCTTGCTTTTGTCTAGTCTTTTCGGAACGCCTCTAAGTATTGCAAGGCTTTCGGGAAATGCGTCACGGAATGTAGGTGCTCCAAGACCGTCAAATGCCAGTCTGTTTTCACCGATTCCCCATTTCCGTAGATTGTTTCTTACCCATCGGTTCAAATCCCTAGGCTTTAATGTGTTTGACCATTCTAGGTCTTGTAAGTGATGTCCTATGAAGTGCCCCATTACACAAACGTCACCAAGACCGTATGCTATATCCAGTGTAGCACATTCAAAATAATCGTCAAACACAGGCTGAGATGAGAACATTTCCTCCATTTCGTCACGGGTTATCCACTCGTTTCCCCCTTTTATCAGCTTCCATGAACCTAATGCGTTTATGGATACTTCCTGTGCTGTTCCTCCAAGGTTTTTCTGATAGTCTGGATTGGAAGCCATAAGTATCTTGTTATCTTCCAGCCCGGAAGCTATAAAGGTTATGCTCTTGATGTATCTTTTACAGTTTGTTTCGTCAATTTTGGTATTTTTACCGAATCTTGCGATGATATAATCTTTTGCCTGAGCAAATACTTCTTGTGGGCTGTCACCCCATGCTGTTTCATGTATAGTATCTCCATATTGAAAGAAATATCTTACTTTCCCCGATCTTTCAGGAATTGCTATTCCATCATCGTCTACCCACCATGATACCAGTGCTCTCCAGAAATCGCTGTACGGATTTGGGTTGCACGCGCCTATAAGACTTGTTCTTAGTCCTGATGATGAACGCAATACCGTTTGAAGGTAGTTTATGATAGGTTCTGTTGCCTGTGAGCACTCGTCTATCGCCACCTTGACAACGTTACCACCCTGTTGTCTGTCCTTAAATTCGCTTACGCCTTTTTCTCCCGACAGGCAGGCATCACCGAAATAATCGTACCGTATTTCACCTCCTGCGTCAAGTCTTGAAAGGCGTTTTGAATCAATATACTCACCATAAGGTTCAACCATCTTTGAAACCACTTTAAGAATACCGTCCGCTTTTTCTGCGGATGTCTTGTCCTTACGGAAAACAAGTGCGGAAAATGACGGATGGTTGCATGAACTCAGTATATCCATTCCAAGGCATACGGATTTTCCTCCCCCACGATTCCCGTGCAGTATTTTTATTCCTGCCTTGTTCCTTAAAAATGCTTCCTGCGAACCTTTCTGTGGGGCAAGCAAATT